GATATTAATGATACAGGAGAAACTTTAAGTAAAGCACCAGGTGCTTATTGGGCTGTATTACATCATAAATCAACATCTAAATTTCAACATAATTTTTATGCTAAAGAAGTAGGTGAACAATGGGTTGTATATCCATGGGAAAGAGAAGATTCAGAACCAATACAAGATTATTTACAATCAGATGAATTTTTAGAATTTGCAGAAAGAGAAGATAATAGTGTGGTTTGGCCAGAAGAAGATTGTAAATTACATACAGTAGGAGGATTAACTAATGATAAATCAGGATCCTTTATGAAGTTTCAAAATAAAATTAAATAATATGAGTAAACAATTAAAATTATTCAAAGAAGAAAAATTACCTACATGGGTCAATGGAGTACCTTTTGTAGATGAAGTAGAAGAATTTAACGCCACATTTGGCAAACCAAATAATTATGAAACAACAATACCAAAAGAAAAGGAGTGGAAGTTCGTTTATGACTTTATCCTTGAAGAACTTGAAGAATATAAAGAAGCTTGCGAAAGAGGAGACATCGTGGAGGTTTTGGACGCTTTGTGCGATATTACTTATGTTTCCCTTGGGAACGGTACTATGCTACACGGCCTTAAGAGTAAGATATGGCCTGCATATGAGGAAGTACAAGCGTCTAATATGTCAAAAGCTTGCAAATCTGAAGAAGAAGCCATGGATACCGTCAGGGTACGAAGTAAGGAACAAGCTGAGGCCTGCCATTTTGAAAAACTTGAGGAAGGAAGGTATATTGTCTACCGTTCCAGAGACAGAAAAGTAATGAAATCAATAAATTATTTTAAACCTAATTTACATCAATTCTTTACAAATGAAGAAATAGATAGATGTAGACCAAACTTTAATCCAGGAACTATAATTTAATGTATAAAAAGTGTTATACTCAAAAAATAAAAGACAATAAATACAAAGTTTATCTTTGGGATGATATTGGATATGATGAAATTGTTTGGTATAATGCTTCTTATATAGAAGATAGTGAAGGTACATTAAATGGGATTAATGGTGAAAAATTAAAGAAAACAGTAAATTGGGATAGAAATACTCCTAATTTACATTTTCATGACATGAAGCCCCACCAAAAATATCTTGTTGAAAGGTATGGTACTGCCGATGAACCATCTACTTCACATAGAGAATTATTTTTTGATATTGAGTGTGAAATTGGAGGAGCATTAACTGAAGAATATATTGAAAGTGCTCCAATGCCCATTACTTCTATAGCTTGGTGGGATAAACAAGAAGATTGGTGGGCTATCCTAATTTTAGATAAAAAATCAGAATTAAAACATACTAAAGCAAAAAATAAAGAAATTATTCCTTGTAAAACAGAAAAGGAATTATTAGCTAAGTTTTTAGAAAAGTTTAGAGAAATTGATCCTGATATTTTAATTGGTTATAATAGTGATTTTTTTGATATACCTTATCTATACTATAGAATGTGTAATGTTTTAGGTAAAGAATGGGCTAATCATTTATCTCCTATAAATAAAGTTAATGCTAAAAAAAATAATGAATGGTTTTTTAAAAGAAACCAATTTGTTGATATTATAGGTGTTGAATCTTTAGATTATATTCGTTTGCATAAAAAATATAGTTGGAAAGATGAACCAAGTTGGAAATTAGATGCTATTGGAGAAAAATATACAGGTATTGGTAAAATAGAATATGAAGGTAATTTAGACCAATTATTCGCAACCGATATACATAAATTTATTCAATATAATTTTCGTGATGTTGAAATATTAAAATTATTAGATGAAAAATTACAATATATAGCTTTAACTAAAAATTTATCCCATAAAGGAAAACATAATTACAGTGAAGTTTATTCTAATAGCATTACTCAAGATGGAGCTATATCAGCTTATTTACTTTCTCAAGGAATAATTCCACCCGCAAGACATATTAACCCAAAAGCTAAAAAAGGATATGCTGGGGGGTATTTATTTTGTCCTAAAGCAGGATTGTATAAGTATATGTTTGATGAAGATTTAACATCACTGTATCCATCTATAATTATGTCTTTAAACATAGGTAGAGAAACTTTTGTAGGGCGTATTGTAGATGCAGATGATCGTAATAATAGATTGGGTTTAAACGATTTAAAAAAACGTGATCCTAATGAAGAATTATTAATTAAAAATTCTAAAGATAATTCTACTAATGTTAATGTTGGAAGGCTAATAAACATGATTGAACAAAATAACTTTTCAGTATCTGCTAATGGTTCTATATTTTCAACTGAAAAAGAATCTACATTATCAACCGTTTTAAATAAATGGTTTAATGAAAGGGTTGTTTATAAAAAAGCAATGAAAAAAGCATATGAAGCTAAAGATAAAATAGCAGGAGAATATAACTATTTAATGCAATACACAATGAAAATTTTGCTTAATAGTTTATATGGTGCAACAGCATTACCTGGTTTTAGATATGGATTACCAGAATCTATATTAAGTGAAGCAATTACATTATCAGGTCACAGAATTATTCAAGAATCTGCCTTATGCGCAAATAAACATATGAATAAAGTAATAAGAAATGAAATTAAATTAAAAATATGACATTAAAAAAACAATCTATTAGAAAAAATATGCATATCATAGCAAATGGTGAAACTATTAGTAAAGAAGAATTAATTACTATGAGTGAACTTTGGTCTGAAAAACAAGAAAATGCATTTAAAAAATTTCTAAAACAAGGAGTATTTAGATTTAAAATAAATAATGTTACATTTCAAATTGATTTAGATAGCCCTTTAAGAAACTCACAAGGAGAAAGACCAGGCCCAATAATTAAAATACCAGGAGATACAAGATTTTAAAATGAAAATAGAGATTTCAAATGGCGAATTACTAGATAGAATTTCTATATTAGAAATAAAAAAATTAAATATGCACAATGCTGATAATTTAGCTAATGTTGAAAAGGAATTTCTATTGTTAAATCCGGGAGTAGTAGAAATATTTACAAAAAATGGTAAAGAAATTAAAGTATTATATTTGGAGTTAGCTAAAGTTAATCGTATATTATGGGAATTAGAAAATAGAGTTAGAGAAAAAACAATTAGAGATAAAGATTTTATTAAATCATCAAGAATGATATTTAAATATAATGAAGTTAGGAATCAATTAAAAAATGATATTAATATTATTTCTGGTTCCAAATTTAAAAATATTAAGGAATATAGATGAAACATTTAGAAGAAACACCTTGGTTTATTTGTGATAAAGAAGATAAGAACTACTGTGCTTATGTTGACACTGATTCCAATTATTTTAATGCTGAACCAATATTAAAACATTTATATCCTAATTTTGAAGAACTATCAGATGAAGAAAAGGATAGTAAATTAGAAAAAGTTGCTTTAGCTTACCAAGATATTATTACAGACGATTATGATAGGTTATGTCGTGAGACCTTTAACATCACAACTCACAGACTTGAAATGAAAACTGAATGTGTAATAAGATCAGCTTATTTCAGGGCAACAAGACGTTATGCACAATGGATAACCAAACAAGAAGGTATAAACAAAGAGGTTTTAGATATAAAAGGTCTAGAATTTATGAAAGCGAATTTTCCACCTATTTTAGGGGATTTTTTTCACAAAATTCTTCAACAAGTATTAAAGGGAGAAGAGAAAGCTAATATTATTAGCCAAATTAAAACATTTAAAAAACAAATATTAGGTGGATCTATTCCACTAGCTAAATTAGGTAATCCTACAGCAGTTAAAAAATTACAAAAATACTCTGGTCAAAAAGCTAGAGCAGGAGAATTATTTACTGAAATATTAAAAGGAGCACCTGCACCAGTTAGAGCTGCTATTCGTTATAATGATTTATTAAAATTATGGAAATTAGATAGAAAATATAATTTAATTACTATGGCAGATAAAGTAAAATGGATTTATTTAAAAGATAACCCATATAAAATAGAAGCTTTAGCATTTTTTGATTATGATATGCCTGATAAAATTAAACAATTTTTAGAGCAATATGCTGATAGACAAAAAGTATTTGACTCAATATTATTAAATAAACTAGAAGGATTTTTTAGTGATTTACAATGGAGTTTGGATTTAAACCCTTACATAAATGCGTTCAATTCCGTTGAAATCTAAAATATTTTTCGTATATTACGGTTATGATAAATAAAAACACATTACAATCATTTATTTCTAAGTATTATATAAATGGATTGAATAATCAAGTTAAATGGAGAATTAAGGATAATACCTTAACTGTTTATGCTGGTGAGTCAGGTAGAGTATGTAAAGTAGTTTTATCTGAATTTAACTTTGAAGATTGTGAAATTGGAGTATTTGATACAAATAAATTAATAAAATTATTATCAATTACAAATGGTGATTTATTATTATCATCTGAAAAACAAGGAGAATTACATACTAAATTAAATATATCAGATGCTAATTTTGAATTATCTTACGCATTAGCCGATACTTTAATAATGGGTAAATCCCCTTGGTATAATGACCCAGAAGAAGGATTTGAAATAGAATTAAGTTTAGTTAGAGAAGAAGTAGACAATTTAATAAAAGCAAAAAATGCTTTAAATGATGTAGATAATATGTTAGTTCAATCTTCAAAGGATTTAGACGGAAATATTGTTTGTGAATTCTTATTTGGCGATAATACAGGATTTTCAAATAAAATAGAATATCAATTACAAGGTACTATAACAGATGAAAGTATTAAATTACCTTTTAATTCAGATATATTTAAAGATATTTTAAATGCAAATAAAGATATAGACACTTGTAGTATAAAAATATCTAAAAAAGGAATGATGAAATTATCATTTGAAGGTGGTATTAATAGTATTTATTATATAGCACGAAACGAATAAATTAAAAAAATATGAGCAAAATTAAGAAAAAAGATTCCTCACCTGATAGTCAATGGGGTCAAATATACTCTAATGAATTTAAAGTAAATAAAAATCAAAAACCAAGAATATGGATTGTAGATAATTTTTATGAAGATCCACAAGCAGTAAGAGACTTTGCATTAAAACAGTATTATTTTGATGATCCAGGATACTTAGGTATGCGTACAAGAAAACAATACTTTTTTGATGGTGTTAAAGAAAAATTTGAAGAAATAATTGGGAAAAAAATTGTAGGAAAAGAAATGTGGGAGGATTATGGTATGAATGGAAGATTTCAATCTGCAATATCTGGTACATCTTTAGTTTATCATTGTGATCAACAAAGATGGGCAGGAATGATTTATTTATCTCCTGATGCACCTGTAGCTTCTGGAACAAGATTAATGCAACATAAAGAAACTAAAATAAGACATAGTCAAGAACCAGTAAATGGTAAAAATATTGATCATGCTTTTAATCAACACACATTTGTTGATCCTCACCCATATGAAGATGTTGACGTTGCAGGAAATGTTTATAACAGATTAGTTATATTCGATGCTAAATGTATTCATGCTGCCCAAGACTATTTTGGGTGGGATATTGAGTCAGGAAGATTATGGCAAATGTTTTTCTTTGATTCAGAAGATTAAAAATAATTTGGAAAATATATATTTTCTAATTATATTATATATGTATAATAAACAAAACATTGTAGCTAGGGCACAAGTTATGTTTTTAAATTAAATTAACCGGAAGCTTCGGCTCCATAAAACAAAATGATATGAGTACATTACAATTATTAGAGAGGCATTTAAGTCCTTTCGACATCCTATTTAGGAATCACTTCAAAGCTGATAGTACATTTCAACCAGCTACAAACACAAAACAATCACATCCACTTAATATTTTCTTCGATGATAAAGGACTTTATTTTGAAGTTGCCTGTACTGGGTTAACTAAAAAAGACGTTATCCTTGATATAGAAGGTGATATTTTAAAAATCACATATAAAAAACCAGAAGATGAAAAATTCCATGAAGGAACTATTCATCAAGGTTTATCTAAAAAATCATTTGATTTAAGATACAAAATTGCTCCTAAATTTGATTTAGGTCAAACTGATGCATCTTTAACAAATGGATTATTAGAGATTTTTATACCTTTAGCTGAAGAAGCTAAGCCAAAATCTATTAAAATTAAGTAAAAATAATTGCAAAAAAACGTGTCCTAGCAATGTTTTTTTCGTATATTGTCGTTATGAAAAAAAGCAAACAACTTACAATTATTGAGGATCCAAAATTGGAACCTTACTTTATAACAAAGGATGACCATTGTTATACAGTGAATGAAAGAATTACGCCTAATGCGAATCATTTTAGGACAAAAGGTAAAGGAAAGGAATATCATAAGCCCCAAACTTACCATCCTAATTTAGGAGGTGCCTTAGAGTCAATCTCTAAATATTTACTCCATACAAAGAAAAACTATACATCAGTAGATGAAGTTATAAATAATTATAGAAAAATTGAAACCAATATTAAACAATACATACAACAATTATGAACTTAGAAGCGCTATTTGACGCAGTTATCGTTAAACCTATTGAAAACGAGGAAGTTACTTATGGAGGAATTATCGTTCCGGATATGGGTAAAGAATTAAATGAAGTAGGTGAAGTGTTAGCTGTAGGACCTGGAAAACACACACATTCAGGGGAATTTTTAAAAACAATTATTAAGGTAGGAGAAAAGGTTATTCTACCAACAATGGGATTTACCAAATTACAATTTGATGGTGAAGAATATTATGTTGGTCCTGAAAACCAAATTTTAGCTAAGGTAATAGTACCAGTAGAAGATATACTGGCCGAAACAGAAGTAAGTGAAATTGATAAAGAACATTTAACAGATATATAATATGAAAAAAGTAGAATTTGGTAAAAACGCCAGAAAAAATTTAATAAAAGGTATTGATATTTTAGCAGATGCTGTTGTTTCAACCCTAGGACCTAATGGTAGAAATGTTGTTATAGGAAAAGGAATAATTGAAGCACCACAAAGTACTAAAGATGGTGTAACAGTTGCAAAAAATATTGTATTAAAAGAACCTAATCAAGAATTAGGAGTACAACTAGTAAAATGGGCAGCTATTAAAACAGCAGATAAAGCTGGAGACGGTACAACAACATCTACACTATTAGCCAGAGAAATAATTAAGAATGGTTTAAGTGCTTTAGATAATAAACAAAATGCTGTTCAAATTAAAAGAGATATAGATAAAGCAACCCAAGAAGTAATTGCTTCACTTAAAAATATGTCAGAAGACATAGGTGAAGAAAGCCAATTACAACAAATTGCTACTGTATCAGCTAATAATGATTCAGAAGTAGGTAAATTAATTGCTACTGCAGTAGATAAAGTAGGTCAACAAGGTGTTGTTCATATTGAATCTTCTAGGACAGCAGATAATTATATTGAAACTGTAGAAGGAATGCAATTTGCTAGAGGTTATAAATCCCCGTATTTTGTTACTAATAACAATGATATGACCTCAGTACTTGAAAACCCAGCTATTCTTATTGTTGATGGTAGATTATCATCAGTTAAAGAATTACTTCCAATTTTAGAAGCAGTAGGTGCTCAAGGTAAATCATTATTAATAATTGCTGAAGATATAGATAATGAAGCATTAGCTACTCTTATTGTCAATAAAATGAGAGGTACATTAAGTGTTTGTGCTGTAAAAGCTCCTGATTTTGGAGATAGAAGAAAGTTAATTCTAGAAGATATAGCTATTACTACTGGTGGTACTGTATTTAGTAAAGATAAAGGAATGAAACTTGATAAATTTAGTTGGGATTGGTTTGGTGAAGCTAGAGTAGTTACTATAGAAAAAGAACAAACTACAATAGTTGATGGTAAAGGAGATATTGAAACAATTGAATCGCGTATTGAAGAAATACAAGCTCAAGTTACAAAATCTAAAACACCATATGAAACTGAACAATTACAAAATAGATTAGCTAAATTTGTAGGTGGAGTTGCAATAATCCATGTAGGTGGTTATACTGAAACAGAAATGAATGAAAGAAAAGATAGGGTTGATGATGCTTTACATGCAACAAAAGCTGCTATTGAAGAAGGAATATTACCAGGAGGTGGAGTTGCTTTACTTTATGCAAGAGAAGATATAAATGTAAACAATGAAGGTGCAAAAATTGTTTATAAAGCATGTGGAAAACCATTTGAACAAATATTACTTAATGCTGGTTATGATTCAACTGAAGCACAATTACTAGGTAAATATAAACTAGTAGATTCAGGTAATGATCATTGGGCAGGAATTCATATAGATGAAGGGAAAGTAATAGATTATAAAGAAGCAGGTATAATTGATCCTACTAAAGTAACCAGATTAGCATTACAAAATGCATCTTCAGTTGCTGGAACAGTATTACTTACTGAATGTACTATTATTGAAGATAAAGATTCCGATGAATTTAAAGAAAGAGGACATGAAAATAATGCAGTTCCTCAACCAGGATTTGGAGGTTAACAAATAATTTCGTATATTATAGTATGGCAAAAAAGAAGGTTATAGAAGAGAATATTTTAATTGCTCGCAGAGTACCACCTGGTGATAAATGGAGATTAATCGCTAATGAACCAGATGGTGCTATCCATAAAACGCTTACTGATACCTTAGAAGCTTATATGGTAAAGACTGGCTTTAAAGGGGAGTATAGATTGGCTCCCCTTAAAAGTGAGTTATATGCTATTTCTACAACTGAAGAAGAAGTAAAACCTGAACCAATTAAACAATATTCAATTTATGGAGAATACTAATCATAGCTTACTAGTAGAAAAATACAGACCAGTAAAATTAAAAGATTATGTTGGTAATGAGAGTTTAAAATCCTCCATTGCATCCCAATTATATAATAATGATATTCAAAATTTTATATTTTATGGACCAGCTGGTACAGGTAAAACTACATTAGCAAAATTAATAATTAAAAATTTAGATTGTGATCACATTTATATTAACGCTTCTGACGAGCGTGGGATCGAAACTATTAGGGATAAAGTCTCTAGTTTCGCATCGGTTGCTTCATTTAAGCCCCTCAAGGTTGTTATCTTGGACGAGGCGGATTTTCTTACGATTCAAGCGCAAGCATCGCTCCGAAACATAATAGAAACATTTTCTAGAACTACAAGATTTATTTTAACTTGTAATTATGTAGAAAGAATTATAGATCCTCTACAATCTAGATGTCAAGTACTTAAAGTAGTTCCACCAAATAAAAAGCAAGTTGCTTATCATTTATCTTGGATTATGGATTTAGAAAAAATTGTATTTGATATGGATAGTTTAGGTGCCATAGTATTACAGTTTTATCCTGATTTAAGAAAATGCATTAATGCAATTCAAGCTAATACAGTTAATAATGAACTTAAATTAGATAAATCACTTTTAGTTTCATCTAAATACATATATGAAGTAATAGATGAATTAGGTAAATCAAAACCAAATTTTAAAAATATTAGACAAATAATTGCTAATGCTAATACAGATGATTATGAAGATTTATTTAGATCTTTATATGAAAGCGCAAGTAAATATATGCCTGGTAAAGAAGGTACAGTAGCTATGTTAGTTAATGACCATCAATATAAAGCTAATTTCCGAATTGATAAGGAAATTAATATAATGAGTTTAATCAATAATTTAATCAATAATAAATAAATATGAAAGCAGGAAACGCCGGAGGTCAACAACCTCAACAACCCCAAGTAAATGTAGATTTAAAAGCTACTAAAGGAGTTATTAACTCTAAGGGAACAAACATTTGGAAATCATCAGTTATTCTTAGAAAAATTTCTAAGTATGTAGCTGGTACTGATAATGATGCAATTATGCCAATTCCAGTCTTTATAGATCCCTATAATGACAAAATATTAGCTGATGGGTTACCACCAGAATTAAGAGAGGAATTAGCAGACGAAAGCGTTTTATCTGAAAAATAATATGATTAAAAATGTTTGGGATTGGTTAAAACAGATTAATTCTATTAAAGCCAATCCTTCATCATTTTCAGATAAAGACTGGGAACTTTGGAATAGTTATATGATTCATAGATTTATGTCTATGAATGTAGACTATTTAGATTTAGTTAATGAGGCACAAAGAATAAACCCTCAAAATAAAGAAGAAATATACTCAATTTATAGAGAATATATTCCAAAAAATAATAAATGGAATAAATATATTAAGTCTAATATTAAAAAACACAATGATGAGTTACTTAATCATTTAAGCAGTTATTGGGAATGTTCAAAAACTGAAGTAAAAGAATATTTAGATTTTTTGGGGAATGACGAAGTCCTTCGTATATTGATGAGTATAGGATTAGAAAAAAAACAAATAAAACCCTTATTAAAATGAACGAAAAATTATATCAAATGCTCCATTCAGCTGCAACAGCGGATAAAGCAAAAGCACTATTAAGTATTGATCTATTATCAAATAACCCAGTAGGGATTGGTGATCACACAACAGAAGATTTTTATAAAAATGCTCAAGAAGCATTAAAAACTTTTGCGGGCGCACATGAAAGATTAGAGATATTAGAAAAATATTTCCAACCAGGAAAACAAGTTATATAGATGGGAGATTCAGTAAAAAAACATTTTGAATTAGTTAGCGAAGCAGAATTTGATGCTACAGCCGCAACTGCAATGGCTACTTCTGCAGCTAAAAAAATTGAAAAAGAAAATATTATTGCTGGTTTAGGAGTAATCGAAGTATTTGAAACATCATACCCAGAATTATCTAAGGAATTTAAACAAATACAAGGTGAAATGTATGAGATGTTTGCTCGTAAGCATATGGATTATGGTTTAAATAATATTGCCTTGGGTGGTGATTTAAAAGATGAAGCAGATAAGAAATTTTCACTTACTGGTTTATGTATTAGATTAACTGATAAAATTTCAAGGTTAAAAAATCTTCTTAGTAATGGTAAAAATTATGTTAAAGGAGAAGGAATGGAAGATACGTTTATTGATATAGCTAATTATGGAATAATTGGTTTATTAGTAGGACGTGATAAATGGAAAAAATAAATTTTGCCTAAAAAACTACCTCATATTGTAAAGGAGATTAAAAATAATCCTCCTCAAGAGATAAACTTTGCTTTTCAAAAGAATATATCTTATTCTCAAATGTCTATTTTTAGAGGATGCCCTCATAGGTGGAAGTTACAATATAAAGATAAAATTAAAAGATTTACTTCTTCTATTCATACTGTATTTGGAACAGCAGTTCATGAAGCAATGCAACATTATTTAGATATAGCATATGATAAATCATTTGCGGCTGCTGATAGAGAAATAGATATTAAAGAATATTTTCAAGAAAAATTTATTGGTGAATATCAAACCCAATATAAAAAAAATAATAATTCCCATTTTTCAGATGCAGTTGAAATGAGGGAATTTTTTGAAGATGGGGTAGCTATATTAGATTGGTTTAAGAAAAAACGTAGCAGATATTTTAGTAAAAAAGGTACTTATTTAGTAGGTTGTGAAGTACCAATTGTAATCGCGCCAAATAAAATGTATAATAACGTATTATATATGGGGTACTTAGATGTTGTAACATACCATGAAGCAACAGAGACATTTAAGATAATCGACATAAAAACCAGTACTAAAGGATGGAATAAATTTGCTAAAAAAGATGAAAGTAAACAATTTCAATTATTGTTATATAAACAATTCTTTTCTGAACAATACAATATACCATTAGATAAAATAGAAATTGAATTTTTTATTGTAAAAAGGAAAGTATTAGATTGGGATGATGATAAAATTATGTCACCCCACCAAGCATATAGAGTACAAACTTTTACTCCCCCAAGTGGAAAAATAAAGTTAAATAGAGCAAAAACTGCTATTAATGATTTTATAAAAGAATGTTTTAATAGTAGTGGAAACATTAAAGAAAGAGAGTATATCAAATCCCCTTCAAAATGGAATTGTACTTTTTGTCCTTATAAAGAAGAACAAGAATTATGTGGAGAAGGGATAATCTATTGATATTTTGATATATGTATAATTAAATATAAATGTTATTAAATAATTAAGATTATGAATATTAAAAAACCAATGACACTTACAAGTGTAAAAGTTCAAGCTGGCTTATTCGAAAATTTTAAAATTGAATGTGTAAAGAGAAAATTCTCATTCCAAAAACTTGCTGACCGTAGTTTGTTTTTGTATCTTACAGACGAAAATTTTAGAAAACAAATAACTAACCAAACTAACATAGAACTTTAAACAAAAATTAATGAATAAAAGTTATAAGCATCTTCCTAAAGATAAAAGGAAGAAAATATTATTAATCACTGATGATATAAGAGTAACCTCAGGTGTAGCAACTGTAGGTAAAGAAATTGTATTAAAAACATGTCACCATTATAATTGGGTACAGTTAGCTGGAGCAGTTAAACATCCAGATAAAGGTAAAAGACTTGATCTAAGCAACGACTGTAATAAAGAAGCAAATATAAAAGATGCTTCATGTTTTTTATGGTGTGTTGATGGATATGGAAATGGTGATATTTTAAGACAAGTAATAGCACAAGAAAAACCAGATGCTATCTTGCTTATTACTGATCCTAGATACTTTACCTGGGTATTTCAAATGGAACATGAAATTAGAAAATCAATTCCAATTACTTATTTAAATATTTGGGATGACTATCCAGCTCCAATGTACAATAAACCATTCTATGAATCTTGTGATTTATTAATGGGTATTTCAAAACAAACTGTTAACATAAATAAATTAGTAGTTGGAGAAGATAAAAAGAAAATATTTAAATATGTTCCTCACGGATTAAATCATGATCATTTCTTTCCAGTTGATAAAAAAGATCAAAAATATTTAGATTTTAGAAAAAAAGTATTAGGTAAAGATGATGAAAAAACTAAATTTATAGCTTTCTTTAATTCAAGGAATATAAGAAGAAAACAAATTCCTGATACTATGTTAGCATTTAGGACCTTTTTAGATTCGTTACCACCAGAAGAAGCAGAAAGTTGTAGATTAATTCTTCATACTGAGGTTTCATCAAATCATGGTACAAATTTAGCTAAGGTTAATGAATATTTATTTGGTGAAAAGTATCCAAATCATGTAATATTTTCAACGGCAAAATTAAATAGAAATGAATTAAATTATCTATATAATTTAGCAGATGTCCAAATGTTATTAACTTCTAATGAAGGTTGGGGATTAACAATTACTGAAGCTATTTTATCAGGTACTTGTATTATAGCTAATACTACAGGTGGAATGCAAGATCAAATGAGATTTGTAGATAAAAATGGTAAATGGTTTACACCATGTCCTGATGTACCTTCTAACCATAGAGGTACTTATAAAGAACATGGAGAATGGGCATTCCCAGTTTATCCATCTTCGAGATCAATACAAGGCTCTCCTCCTACACCTTATATTTTTGATGATAGATGTAGATGGGAAGATGCAGTTGATAGATTAACAGAAATTTATAATTTATCTCCTGAAGAAAGAGATAGAAGAGGAAAAGCAGGTAGAGATTGGGCAATTGGTGATGAAGCTGGATTTACAGCAGATCATCAAGGATATAGAGTAATGGAAGCATTTGAAGAATTATTTAACAAATGGCAACCAAAACCTAAAATGATTATTACTAATCTAACTGAATATAGAGGAAAATTTTTAAACCATAAATTAATATACTAATGAGTAAACCTACATTTTATATAAGTTCTCCTTTTGATACCTATAGTGGTTATGGAGCACGAGCAAGAGATATTGTTAAAGCTATTATTAAGTTAGACAAATATGATGTAAAATTATTACCACAAAAGTGGGGTGATACAACTTGGGGATTTTGTGCAAAACACCCTGAATGGAAATTTTTATGGGATCATGCAGTTCAATCGATACCTCAAGGTATTCAACCTGATGTTTGGATGCAAATTACTATACCTAATGAATTTCAACCAGTTGGAAAATTCAATATCGGATGTACAGCCGGAATTGAAAGTACAGGTTGCCAAGGTGAATGGGTACAAGGGTTAAATAGAATGAATATGAACTTTGTATCTTCTAAACATAGTAAAAATGTATTTGAAAATTTATCATTTGACCAATTAGATCAAAATAATAAACCAACAGGAGAAAAAATACGTAATCAAAAACCAATTCATGTTGTATTTGAGGGAGCAGATTTAGATATTTACAAACATTTACCTACAAAAGATAATAAATTAGATTTAAATGAAATTGAAGAATCATTTTGCTTTTTATTTGTTGGGATGTGGATGGAAGGAGCACTTGGTCATGATAGAAAAAATGTTGGGTTAATGATTAAAAATTTCCTTGAAACATTTAAAAATAAAAAAGGTGCTAAACCTGCTTTAATATTAAAAGCTTCAACTGGAGTAGATAATCATATGAGTAGAGATGCTATATTAGATAAAGTTAATGGAATTAGACAATCAGTAGGAGGTGAAGATTTACCTAATGTTTATTTATTACAAGGGGATTTTACAAATTCTGAAATGAATGAATTATATAATCACCCAAAAATAAAAGCTATGGTTTCACATACTAAAGGTGAAGGATATGGAAGACCATTAATGGAATTTTGTTTATCTAAAAAACCAATAATAGCATCAGGTTGGTCAGGTCAATTAGATTTTTTAAATCCAGCATATGCTTACTTATTACCTGGTAAATTAGAACACATACATGATTCAGCAGCAAATAAATGGTTATTAAAACAATTCCAATGGTTTAGTGTTGATCAAACACATGCTACAAAAGCATTTAAAAATGTTTATACAAATTATAAAAAATATATTGTGCCTTCAAAACAACAAGGGCATTATATTAAAACTAATTTTAGTTGGGAGAAAATGAAAGAATTAGTGGGTAAAATATTAGACGCTAATATTCCTGAATTTCCAAAACAAGTAGATTTAAAAATCCCTACTTTAAACCCAAAAACAAAAGTTGAATTACCTAAATTAAATTAATTATGCAATACGATGAAATAATAAATTGTCCTAAGTCAGGAGGTGACTTATGTTACAAAGTTGAAATAAATAAAGATATAACTAACTATTTAAGTTTATCTTGTGGATTTTGGACAAATTCACTAATGAAAGAAGGTTCTGAGTTTTATAATGAACAGTTAATTACATTACCTGAACTTTATAAAGATATTGCTTGGAAAGATCCAGAAACAGATTTAATTTGGATCCCAAATACTATTAATATACCTTCTTCTGGTATGGTATTTGCTAATGGTGCAGATGAACAATCTTGGACGTGGGCTGGTGTTAAAGCTATACCTCTTAAAGAGGGAGAAGAAGGAAAAGTAGAAGGACAAACACATAAAATGGATATGTCTTCATTAAAATCATTTCCAGAACGTGAGTACATGGATGCTCTTTCGTATATTGGAGTATTACCTGAGTAAAATATGAAAATAAGTTATGCAATTACAGTTTGTAATGAATTAGATGAGATAACTCGTTTATTAAACTTACTTATAAATAAAAAACGTAAGCAAGATGAAATAGTTATTTTATTTGATAAAAAGAATGGTTCACCTGAAGTATGGGATAGATTATCTGAATTAAATGGAGACAATTGTTGTACTTATCATGCTAAAACTTTCAAAAAACATTTTGCTGATTGGAAAAATACACTAAGAGATTTATGTACAGGTGATTATATTTTTCAAATTGATGCGGATGAAATACCTCATACTATATTACTTGAAGCATTACCTGAAATATTAGAAAATAATCCTGATAATGAAGTATATTTAGTACCGCGTGTTAATACTGTTAAAGGTATAAAAACTGAGCATGTTAAAAAGTGGGGTTGGAGATTATCAAATGAAGGGTGGGTTAATTGGCCTGATTATCAATGGAGAATTTGGAAAAATAAACCTGAAATTAAGTGGGTAAATAAAGTACATGAAAAGTTAGATGGATTTTTAACTTATGCACCTTTACCTAAAGCAGAACAATATGCTTTATATCATCCTAAAACAATAGAAAAACAAGAAAAACAAAATAAATTTTATGAAACCATCTGAAAAAATACCTTTATTTAAAGTTTTTATGGCTGATACAGCAGCTCCTGAAGTATCAAAAGTACTTAATAGTGGATTTATAGGTCAAGGACCTAAAGTAGATCAATTTGAACATCAATTACAAAATTATTTCGGTCATAAACATATACAAACATTAAATGCTGGTACATCAGCTTTACATATGGCTCTTCATTTATTAAAAAAACCTAAACCCCATTGGAATGAAGATGTATTTCAAGGTGTAGCTTGGGTATCTCATAATTGGCCAGGATTAGAAGATGGTGATGAAGTTTTATGTACTGCAATGACTTGTACAGCTTCAAATTGGCCTGTTTTAGCTAATAATCTTAAAATTAAATGGGTAGATATAGATCCAAAAACATTAAATATGGATCTTGATGATTTAAAAAGAAAAATTACTAAAAAAACAAAAGTTATAATGGGTGTTCATTGGGGAGGTTACCCATTAGATTTAGACAAATTAAGAAAAATTAGAACAAGTTTTAGAAGTGAATTTGGTTGGGCACCAGCAGTAATTGAAGATGGAGCTCATTCCTTTGGTTCTAAATATAAAGGTGAATTTATTGGTACTAGTGATAATTTAACAATGTTTTCTCTACAAGCAATAAAACATATTACTTCTATTGATGGTGGTTTACTATTTAGTCCTCATCAAGAATTACATGATAGGGGTAAATTAATTAGATGGTATGGTATTGATAGAGATAGTGATAGAAAAGACTTTAGATGTGAAGCTGATATTGAAGAATGGGGTTATAAATTTCATATGAATGATGTTTGTGCCACAGTTGGAATGGAAAATTTTAAACATTTAGATGATATAATTTCCAAACATAAAGAAAATGCTGCTTATTATGATTCAGAATTAGAAAATATAGATGGAGTTACATTATTAGAAAGAAAAAAAGGATTTGATTCAGCATTTTGGATTTATACTATGTTAGTAGATGATAGAGATGGATTTTATAAGTACATGGATGAATGTAATATAGCTGTATCTCAGGTACATGAAAGAAATGATAAACACACCTGTGTAGAAGAATTCAAAACAGAATTACCTAACCTAGACAAAACAATAGGAAAAGTAGTAAATATCCCAGTTGGATGGTGGGTAACACAAGAACAAAGAGAATATATAGTTGACTGCATTAGAAAAGGGTGGTAATTATGAAGAAATTTGATTATATAGTAAACTTCTGGTTTGGACCTAGATCTACCAAAAAAAGATTTAAATACGATCCTAAGACTAAAAAAACAAAGAACCCATCTCAAACTTATGGTTCATGGTATCAACAAGTTGTTCATTATTATTTAGTAAACGCTCATTGTAAATTTCTTAAAAAAAATAATATAAGTAATTTAAATAAGATTTATTTTGTTATTAATGAATGGGAAGAACAAGATAATAAAGAAGTATATGCTGAAGTATTAGAAGTAGTTAAATGGTATGGGTTAGAAGATAAAATTAAAATAATATTTCATGATAATACTAACCATTCTTATGGTGCCTGGAATAAAGCAATAAAACAGTTAATTAAAGATAAAAGTAAATCTGATTATGTGTTTTTATGTGAAGATGATTACATTCCAGTAGATGAAAAATTTTATGAACCATTTTTTAATAAGTTTGTTGATAATGTTGGTTATGTAGCCCAACATATAGATAGTGTAAAATATCATAAAGCTGTAGATAAAAAAGATGTGGGTAAAATTAATACACACCATTCAAGAAAACATGCAGCAGTAAGCAATGGTTTTTTATCTTTAAATGTAGCTAAAACATTATATAAAAATCATAATAATATATTTAATTTTAATTTAATAGAATTAGAAAAAGCTAATCTATCATTAAGGGCTAAAGAACAAATAATATTTACAGATAATATTACAAATGCCGGACATACATTAGAAAGTATTAGTGATATATGTTATGTTCCTTTTGATATTCAAAATAATAATAAAATAAAAGACTTTGGTGATAAAGCAAATTATTGTCCAATAAAACCATATGAATATGGTTCAATAAGAACAGTTATGGCTAATGGGCAAGTATTAGCAAAAAATGATAAGGAAATTACTTTAAGAGATATGACCGAAGCAGATTTAAAATGGTTTCTAGAAGTAAGAAATGATGACTCAACAAGAAATTTTTTAGAAGATAATAATGTATTTGGTTTAGATGAAGCTCAAAAATGGTTTAAGAATTTAGATAAAAAACTGTGGCCATATCAAATTATATCACGAGTACAAAGACAATATGTAGCTAACGAAGGAAATTATTTACGTCATATGTCTGAGTATTTTGAAATTGAACTTCCTATTGGTTATACTAGAAGATATATGACTAAAATTGATGGAAAAGAAATTATTGAATTAGGGTGTGATATACATCCTAGGCATAGAAAACAGGGTTATGCTAAAAAAGCTTATGTTAATATGTTATCAAACCTAGAATCTGCCTCTTTATGGGTTTTTGGAGATAATTTTGCTCGTAACCTATATTTTGAATTAGGTTTTAGAGATAATGGAGTAACTCAAATTAATAGAGGCAGAAAAGAATATCAAATGGTATGGAAAAGAAAGATTTAAAATTTTTAATTATATTTTTTTATTATAATAGACCTGAAATGGTTAGGAATGCTTTGAATAGCATTAATAAATTAACTTATAAAAACTTTGAAATAGCTTTTATAGATGATGGGAGTGAACATTTAGGTGAACCAATAGCAAGAAGTATATTAAAACCTAGTTTTCTTAAAAAAACTAAATTTATTAATACTCATGATACTGTAATAGATAAAATTAATAGACAGGGTAGTGAAATAGGAAAATATGCCAATGAAGCAATACAAAATTCAGATGCTGATATTGTTTTTATGTTATGTGATGATGATGCTTTAGTACCATCATATTTAAATAGTCTAAACCGTTTTTATAACCATAATCCTCAAATTCATTATGCTTATTGTAAATTAAAATATTACAACCCAACAATACAGAATTATACAAAAGGAAAACCAAATGAAGAAGATGTAACTACTAGATTAGTTATGCCTGTTACTAATTTAGATTCATCTCAAGTTAGTTGGAGAAGAGAAAGCATGATTAATAAAGATTTTTGGTTTCCACACCCAAGAACAAGAAATCTAGATGCAGTAATGTTTGTTCATTTATGGCACCACTATAAACATTGTTCACCTTTAAAAGAATATGGACAATATAAAGCTATTTTTGATGATCAATTAGGTAATAGAACACATGGATTTCATCAATTAGATAAATGGACTAATGGGAGTAAATATGCTGGTGTAGATAAAACACCATTAGATAATGACCCTAATGAAGAATACAAAATAAATGTCAAATAAACCAGGAATATATAAAAGATTTAGTGATTCAAATTCCGTAATAAATGAAAGGTTATGGAAATTTCATTCTAATGATCATTTATTGCATATCCATATACCTAAAACTGCTGGTACTTGGTTAAAACAAATATTGTACAACACCGAATCAGGTTCACATAGATTTAATTATGGTCATAGACCAGTTAAAGTAATAAAATACCATACAGATAGTATAGGTTATAATTGGGATGATTTTAATCCGTTTGCGATTATAAGAAATCCTTGGGATAGGCTTTGGTCTGCTTACAAATATACTAAATGGGGAGGTGATAACCATCTTAGACCAGTAGAATTGGATAATCATTCTTTTAAAATGAAATCTAAAAACCCAACAGAATTATATTTAAAACCACCTCCTGAAATTACTAATAAAATTCCTTTATACAATCCTAATAGGGAAATTTTAATACAACTAAGTAATCATACTAATGATATAGTTACAACAGGTTGGGCAGTAAACACTAGTATAGGTAAAAATAGTTTTAAAGAATATATAACAAATTTATATAAAGCTAAAGAAGAATTTACAAGTGCAGATGTACCTTGGCATAAAAAGAATAGATTTGGGTTTCATAGTAGTTGGGATGATCAAAATATTTATTTAATTCCACAAAAAAATTTTCTTGTAAATGAAAAAGGAGAAGTTATTGTAGATAACATTTACAAAACAACAGAAATGAAAAAATTTCTTGATTGGGCTGAAAAAATAACAGGTGACCAATACTTAAAGCGTAGAACTTTTCAAAAACAAAGTTACAATTCTTCGACTAATGAAATTCATTATTATAATGTTTATGATGATGAAATGATTAATATGGTAGGAGATTTATATAAAGAAGATATAGATTATTTTAATTTCGATTTTAAAAATTAATGTTACAGTTTAGAATACAAAACGATCAGGTTATTAATAGTGGTGAAGTAGATAAAATAGGAATACCATTAAAGGAAGTAAATACTGTATTTCCTAATGATTTATATGATGGTTGGTTTCCTTTTACTCGCTTATGTTTTTCTTTAGGTGATTGGGCTATAATTAGTGGTTTACCTCAAGCATTAAAATCAAAATATCCTCACCTTAAATTTGCTTTACCATCAAGAAATTATTTAGAACAAATATTTGGTAACGCAATTGGACAATGGAAATATGGTGATAATAATCCTTTAGATTATATTGATTATATATTTAAAAATAATCCTTATGTCTACCATAGATTTGAACCAGGTGATTTTGATGTAGTATTTACAGATCATGATAGAGCTTATACTGATGATATTAATATACCTTTAACTGAGCAAATATTATTAAGGTTTGGATTTACTTCAGATGAATTAAAAAATATAGATTGTAGACCTCATTTATATTATGATGTAGATGAAAACCCAAACCCTGATATTAAAGGTGATTATGGTTGTTTATTATTCGCTTCACGAATTGATAAATTAAAAGGTAGATGGGATGATAAAAACTTAATAAAAGAAGCTAGGAAATACAAAGATACTCCCGTATATTACTATAGTGAATTTGATTTAAAGGATACTGAATGGGATAAATTATTTCCTATTCGTTATAACTTTGCTGATTTAAACCTTAATTTAAGGCAACAAATGTTAATTAAATCAAGAGCTAAATTTAATATTGGTTATCAAGCAGGTATAAATGATGCTGTTAGTAAATCTACTAATAATATCATTTTAACTCCTTATGATAATGTTAAAGAAAATATTATTAGAAATGTTAAATATATCCATTTAGATGGAAAAATAAAACAAATATAAAATGCCATATAAAACTAAAGAATTACAAGGTATGTATCAATTTAATATTGATGTTGTAAATCAGCTAGAGGCTGAATTTCCTAATTACTATGAACTTGAATCAGAATTTAATGATTATTGGAATAGTACATTAATGAATCAAATAATTGAAGAATCATCTAATGGAGATGGTGAGTGGGCAGGAGCTGGGCCTATTGATTACAATGAAGCTAAAGTAATTTATTTTTATATAAGAACTAAAAAACCTAAAAATGTATTAGAAGTTGGTTTTGCTAGTGGGGTTAGTTCATCTCTAATTGCTAAAGCATTAGAAGTAAACGGTGAAGGTAAATTATATACAGGAGATTTAAATAGTGCACCTGACCATAAATGGATAATATCAGATTTTAAAAAGTATATTAAAAATGGTATTATTGTTCCTACTTATCCTATTGATGGGATTGAATATGTTAAAAATTTAGATAGTAATATACAAATTGATTTAACATTTACAGATGCTAGTCATGAAATGGCATTTTGTAAGGGTTTAGCTAATGAATTATTTAAAAAGTATCCAAATGCTCTTCATTTATACCATGAATATTCTTTTTCACCTATGTCAACGAATGATTTTAGACAATTTGTTAGTGCAAAACAAAATTTTAATTATCAAACATTTTATGAAAGAGAAGCATTTGAATTATCATTTGACGAAGATAATTATTACCATTATGGTTTTTATGGTAGTTGTGGTTTAGGTGTAGTTCGAAAAAGGGAAAAAAGTATTGCTATGAAAGTATATTATAGATTATCTAACTTAGAAGCTAGCATAACTAAGAAAAAAATAAAAAATGCAACTAAAGAGCATTGTTTAAGAAATTGTATAGATGAATTTGGTAGAGAAAATATAGTAATAATAGGAGATAGATTAAACCAAGAAACAAAAGATTTTGTTAATGATTTAAAATTAAGATTAGTTGAAGTTGATAATGGAACAGGAGCTGGTACATTTAGAGATGCATTAAATTTGGCTATTAAGGAAAATGATGATGATTCTATGGTATATTTACTTGAAGATGATTTTTTACATTTACCTAATTCAAAAAATTACCTAAAAGAAGGTATTAGACGTTATAAAATGTATACCACTTTATATGATCATCCAGATAAATACATTAATGCAAAAGATGGTGGTAATCCTCAAATTGAAATGAATGCTGAAGTTACTAGGTTATCTAGAACAAAATCAGTACATTGGAAGCTAACAAATAGTACAGTTATGAGTTTTGCTACCTATGTTTCTAGACTTAAAGAAGATTTAGATTTAATACAAAAATATTCAAGTGAAAAAATAACTGATTCCTATGGGTTTTTTACTGAATTAATTAATACAAAAAAAATAGGTGTAGTCAGTAGCATTCCAGGTTATTCAACCCACTGTGAAACTAATTGGTTATCACCTTTAACTGATTGGACAAAAATATGATAAGTTTAATAATACCAACATATAGAAACCCCGATTATTTGCATTTATGTTTAAAATCAGCTATTGAACAACAAACTAATAAAAATGAAATCATTGTAGCTGTAGATGGTTATATAGAAGAATCTAGAGACGTTTTAGATGACTTTATTGATGATATTAAAATTTTAGACTTAGGTAATAATCAAGGTATGCAAACAGCTCTTAACTTAGCTGTAATGAATGCTACTAATGAAAAAATTTGTATTATAAATGACGATAATGTTTTATGTAAAGGTTGGGATAAAATTATTGAATCGCAATTAAAAGAAAAACAAGTATTAACTATAAATCAAATTGAACCTATAGGGCCTGGTATATTTAACTTTCCAGTTAAAAATTTAGGACACACCCCAGAAGATTTTAAATATGATGAATTTATAGAATATGAATTAAGATTAAGAGAAAAAGATATATTAACTAGAGATGGTGGAATATTTCCATTTGCAATGTATAAAAAAGATTATATGATTGTAGGTGGATTCGATACTATGTATCAATCACCATTTATTTGTGATTGGGATTTCTTTTTAAAATTAGATCTTAATAATATAGCTTTTTATAGAACACATTCAGGCCACTTCTATCATTTTGGTAGT